CTAAATTTACGCAAAAACTCCCTAAATGAACATTTTTTAGAAAGGGGGTTGGAAGGTATGGCAAGGCCGAGAGAGCCGATTGATCTAATTGCTGCAAAAGGGCGTAAACACTTGACAAAAGAAGAATATAACGAGAGAAAGAAGGCAGAGGTTACAGCATCGGCAGACAATATAAAACCGCCTGATTTTTTGTCAAAAAAGGAGCGGGAAAAATTCGAAGAGATAGCAAAACAGCTGACAGATTTAAAGATCATGTCCAACTTAGACTGTGATATACTTGCAAGATACATAAGGGCAGAGACCGAATACATTAAAATCACAAAGCAGCTGGAGAAAATAAAATTTATCCCAGATCGAAAAAGCATGGCAGGAGAAGATGCACAGCTTACAGAGCAATATGCCAAATATAATTATCTTTCAAAAATCCAAAACAGGGCGATGAAAGCCTGTAACGAAAACGCCAGGGAACTGGGACTTACAATTTCCAGCAGATGCAGATTGGTGATGCCAAAAGAAAAAGACGAGCAGCCCATAAATAAATTTATGAAACATGCGTAAGCCTATGGGCAGGGTGTTAAAAACAGAAGATCGTGTATCACAATTTGCAGAAAAAAACCTGAAGAATAAAAAAGAGTTTGGAGAAGATGCGCGGCTTGCATTCAAACGACACTTAAATGATCTGAAAAGAGCGAAAAAAAACGATCCCAAATTTCCCTATGTCTTTTTACCAGAAAAGGCAGAAGACATAATAGAACTTGCGAACAAATTAACAATTGCGGAGGGCGAAGGAAACCAGATCTTTACATGCGCTGGTTTTCAGGAGTTTATTTTAGGTTCTCTGTTTGGATGGGTTCACAAAGAGACGGGGAAGCGCCGATTTACGGATAGCTATGTTCAGGTGGCGCGGCAGCAGGGGAAAAGTGTTCTAAATGCCATCTTAGGGATTAAATGCAGTAATTTTGATCAATACAACGAGGGCCAGATTTATTGTACTGCTACCAAATCCGAGCAGGCACGGATTGTATTAAAAGAGATTTCAAAATTTATCAATGCAGATCAGGACCTAAAGGAATTATATAAAATCAAGGATTATAAAAGCGAGATAACCGGAAAAATTACGAATACAGTGATCCGGGCTTTGGGGCGTGATACCAAATCTATCGACGGCTTCCGGCCATATTTGGGAATCGTAGACGAATATCACGCACACAAAGACAATCAAATGTATAAGCTGCTGAAAGGCGGTACCAGACATTTAAAACAATTCCTTATTTCCGTTATTACGACTGCAGGTTTTAACCTGAATGGGCCTTGTTATGAACTCTATGAATATTGTCGCCGGGTGTTAAGGGGAATTGACACAAACGAGCGGCAATTTATTTATATTGCCCAAATGGATGAAGGGGATGATATTTGGAATCCCAAAAACTGGATTAAATGCTGCCCTCTTTCTGGAAATGATCCGGAATTAGTCTCTCTAATGGAAGAGGATGCAAAGAAAGCCAAATCCATGGGGGGAGAGGAATTATTTGATTTTTTAACAAAGGCGTTAAACATTTGGGTGAAAAGTGCAGAAACGGCCTTTATTAATTTAAAAGATTGGGTAAAATGCGGATGTAAAAAAACACTGGAAGATTTCCGGGGAGCAAAAGCAATTTGCGGTCTGGACTTATCCAGCGGAGGCGATCTTACTTCGCTTGCTTTGGAATTTCCCTATGAAGATAAAAAAACAGGGGATAAAAAATATTATATTTATTCCCATTCCTTTCTACCAAAAAATCGTATGCAGGAACATATGGAACAGGAAGATAATGCACCTTATGTAATCTGGCAGCAGGAAAGGCTGCTTACTGTAACGTCAGCAGCATCCGGAATCAAAACTGATTATAAAACAATTTTGGCACATTTGCATAATCTGGTTGATAAGTATGAAATTGATTTAACCACAATCGCATATGATCCACATAACGCAAGTGCATTTTTACAAGATCTGGAAGACTTTGGGTGTGATTTAGTTGAAATAAAACAGAGTGCAAGAAGTTTGAATGATGCTACAGTGGATTTTCAGCTAGAAGTGAAAGCACATAATATTGAATATGATGAAAAAAACAGGTTACTAACCAGGTCTATGAATGATGCAATTCTGTCGGAACCAAATAGCTTCGGTGAAATAAAAATTGATAAAATGAGCCAGAAAAACAGGATTGATCCTTGTGATGCAGTTATTTGTTCTCACAAAGTAGCTATGGGAATTGAGGTAGAAAAAGTGACAACAAATGAAAACGTAGAGGCATATTTGCGAATGTTTGGAAAAAAGAAAGAAGGTGAGACGGAAAATGCAGCTTTTTGACACGATTAAAAAGTTTTTTAAAAATAAAATTATAAGGCCGACGGCCAGCATGGAAGATGAGCGATTGTTGGAATGGCTTGGAATTTCCGGAACACCAAAGAAGGTTTTAAGCGAGGTGACTTATTTCACTTGTTTGAAAATGTTGTCAGAAACATTAGGAAAGATGCCAATTAAATTTTACCAGCAGACAAATCGGGGAATTGAGGAGGCAGCCGCCAATTCAGCTTATCAATTGTTAAGGGTGCGCCCAAATCCACAAATGACGCCTACTACTTTTTGGGGAACTGTTGAAAATAACCGGAACCACTATGGAAATGCCTATGTGTGGATTCAAAGAGAATTTAAGAGAAAAAAATATGGCGGCGATATGGAAATAAAAAATTTATGGATTATGCCGTCCATTGATACGACTATCATTATAGATGATAAAGGAGTATTTGGAGCTGCTGGTGATGTTTATTATTGGTATTCGGATAAATACAGCGGGGAAAACCACATATTTCCATCTGGTGATGTAATGCACTTTAAAACATCAATGTCTTTTGATGGTTTTACAGGTGTACCTGTAAAAGATATTTTAAAAACCACAATCCAGGGTGGATTGGAAAGCCAAAATTTTATGAATAATCTTTATGAGGGCGGTTTGACTGCAAGGGCAGCTTTACAGTATAGCGGGGATTTATCTCCAAAATTAGAGAAAGAATTAATCAACAATCTGGAAAACTACGCAAATGGAGCAAATAACGCAGGAAAATTTATCCCAATCCCCATAGGAATGAAAATAGAGCCACTGAACATCAAACTGACTGATAGCCAATTTTTTGAGCTAAAAAAGTATAGTGCTTTACAAATCGCAGGTGCATTTGGGATTAAACCAAATCAAATCAATGATTATGAAAAAAGCAGTTATGCAAATAGTGAAATGCAAAATATTTCCTTTTATATTGATACAGAATTATACATTCTAAAGCAATATGAAGAGGAGATGAATTATAAGTTATTGCAGCCAGAAGAGATAGAGGAAGGGAAACATTATAAATTTAACGAAAATGTGATTTTGCGTACAGATGCAAAAAGTCAAGCGGAAATTTTGACTGGTTATGTGCAAAATGGAATATATACGCCAAATGAAGCACGTTCCTTTATGAATAAACCAAGGATGGAGGGAGGAGATGAGTTGATTTGCAACGGAAATTATATTAAGGTTGCAGATATTGGAAAAGATCAGGAAAAAGGAGGCGAAGAGAGTGGAAAAGATTTTAAAATTACAAAAAAAAGATAAAAACAATCAATATAGAGAGGTTGGCAGTATTGAAATCCGAAATGAAACAGAAACGGAAGCTGACCTCTTCTTTTTTGGAGATATTGTCAGCGAAAGTTTAGGAGAATGGAAAAAGTACTATCCAGATGATAAAGCTCCTCAAGATGTCCAGGATTTTCTGGATCAGCTGAATGGAGCCACAAAAATTAATGTACATATTAATAGTGGCGGCGGTTCGGTGTTTGGTGGTATTGCTATATATAATATCTTAAAAAGGCACAAAGCAGAAATAACTGTTTACGTGGAGGGAATAGCTGCAAGTATTGCCAGCGTAATTGCGATGGCCGGTGATCGGATCATCATACCATCTAATGCGCAAATGATGATCCACAAACCAAGCAGCATTACTTGGGGAACTGCAGACGATATGAGAAAGGAGGCAGATATTTTAGATGGTTGTCAGAAAGTTATTTTAAATACCTATATGCAGCACACCAAAGAAGGGGTAACGTCAGAACAAATCAATGCGCTAATTAATGCGGAAACCTGGAAAAACGGCGAAGAATGGAAGGAATTTTTTGATATTGAAGTAGGTAAAGAAATCAATGCCGTTGCTTGTACGAGTGAGTATTTTGAGCAATACAAAAATCTACCAGAGAAGTGGAAGCAGAAACAAGCAGCATTTGACATTGACCGCATAGCGGATCAGATTGCAAAGCGATTAAATGAAACATTGAATCAAAAACAAGGGAAAAGCGACAAAGAAAAACAGATTAAAGCGATTTTAGAGGACTTAGACTGGATCTAGGTCTTTTTTATGTAAAATTTAGGAGGAAAAACACATGAATGAAGAAATGAAGAGACTGTTAGATAGCATTAAGGATAAAAAGCAGGAAGTGAGAGATTTTTGTAAAGCCGGAAGGATTGAGGATGCAACAAAGGCTAAAGAGGAATTAAAAAACCTTCAGGCCCAGTTTGATCTGCTTTATGATTTGGAGCAAGAAAAGCTGGATCAAGTGCAGCAGCAGGCAGCAGCCGGAACTGCAAAAAGGTTAGTGGACCACACAAAAAGAATGACAAGTGCATTTGTAAACGCAATCAAGGCGGCAGTGGGAAAAGGTACTTTGTCGGAAGAAGATAAAGAAATTTTAAATTCCATGAATGAGGGAACGGACGAAGACGGAGGATTGACCGTGCCGCAGGATATTCGGACCACCATCCAGGAATTGAGGCGGTCAGAGGATGCTTTGGAAACACTGGTAAACGTAGAATATGTAACGACTCTTTCCGGAAGCAGAGTTATGGAAAAATATGCCGATCAAACTCCATTTGACAATGTAGAAGAGGCGGCAGAGTTTCCGGAGGTTTCAACGCCACAGTTTGAAAAAATCGATTATAAGGTAAAGAAAAAAGGCGGCATCTTAAAGGTAACAAGAGAACTTTTGATGGATTCAGCAGAAAACATTATTGGTTATTTGAAAAAGTGGATTGCAAAGAAGGCTAAGGCCACAAGAAACTTTATGATTATTGCCAAAATCCGAGAAATTACAAAAGGGGCTGAAATTCCGGTAGAAGGAATGGATGATCTGAAAGAGATTTTTAACATTTTATTAGATCCAGCGATTGCCCTTACCTCTCGCGTAGTTACAAATCAGGATGGATATAACTGGCTCGATACCCTAAAAGATAAAGATGGAAAGTATATCATGCAGCCAGATCCCACCAAACCTACAAGTACGTTGCTATTTGGCAAATATCCGGTAAAAAAGGTGGGAAATAAAACCTTGCAAAGCACATCTGTGGAAGGTGGCTATAAAATCCCCATTATTTGTGGAGATTTAAAGGAAGCAATTACAATTTTTGACAGGGAGTCGCTGACTATTGATATTTCCAACACAGCGGGAGAACTGTGGAAGCGAGATCAGACTGGAATTAAAGTCCGCGAACGTCTGGATATTCAGGCTATTGATGAAGAGGCGATCATCATGGCAGAGCTTTTTGTTGGAGAAAATGGAACTATGGCAGCAAGCGAAGAGCCGGAAGAAACAAAAATTTACACACAGACTGAAATTGAGCGACTGTCAAGAGAAAAGATTATTGCATTGGCCACTATGCTGGATTACACCATGACAACCACAACGACTGATGAAAAAGCAGCAGTTGTGGCTGATTTCATGGCGCAGCAGGCAGCGGCACAGCAGCCATAAAGAAGTGGCGGATTTTTCCGCCGCTTAGTAAGGTAGGTATATTATATGATTCTGACATTAGAAGAGGTTAAACAATATGGGCGAATTGACATAGATGAAGATGATTTATTACTACAAGCAATAATTGCATCCGCTGAAGAATATTTAAAAAACGCAACCGGAAAGGAATATCCAGAAACAGAGGAAAACGGTAAAAAAATAGAATACATATTAGAAAAGATATACTTACAGTTGCTTGTTGCTTATTGGTATGAGCAACGGACGCCTATGGGGAAAGTGGGAGAAGATTTTAGTTATCTAACAAAATCCATCCTATTGCAGTTAAAACTAAAATAGGTGAATCATGGATATAGGAAGAACAAATAAGCGAATTACTTTTTGTAGATATGAGGAAAAAGAAAATGAATTATTACAATTAGAACAAATATTAACAGATATAAAAACGGTATGGGCAAGCGTGGAGCCAACTAGGGGAAGAGAATATCAAGAAGCGCAGAGAATCCGGCCAGAACTAACATATAAGATTACAACCCGGTACCATAAAGGGATTACTCCGGATATGCTGATCCGATTTAAAGACCGATATTTTCACATTGTTTCCATCATTAATGTGAGGGAAAAGAATGAAATGTTGGAAATTGTCTGCACAGAAGAGATAAAGAAATAATGGAAGCATTTAGAAGGGAGAGGTATTTGTGGATGGGCTTACATTTCGTGAGGAGGGCTTGGAAGAGCTGGAACGGGACCTGATAAAGGCTATAAGCAAGACACCAGTCCAAGCAGAGGAAACGCTGAAAGAATTGGCTAAAGAATTTATGGAGTCTGCAAAAGCACGGGCGGAAACAGAACTAAACCCCCATGAAAGAAAAGGAGAGCAAAAAAAGAAAGCAATCAAAAAGAAATGGGGGACAAAGATTGTAGAGGAAGGTGTAGAGATAGCAGCATTAATATGGAACAGTGCAAGGCATTTTCATCTTGTCGAAAACGGACATAATCTGGTAAAGGATGGAAAAGTAATTGGCTTTGTATCAGGAAAACATATCATGGAAAAAACGCGTGAGGAATACCGAGAGATTGTTCCAGAACGCTTCGAAGAAATGGTAGATGATATTTTAAAAGGAAGTGGTCTAAATTAAATTTACCGAAATAAAAAAAGCCATCAATGGATTATTGAAGAAAAAATATCCATCTGAACAATATAAAATCTACGGAAAAGAGATTCAGGAAGGTTATGCTCCTCCCTGTTTTTTTGTGGAAATCATAGATCATGGAAGCAAGGCAGAGACAAAAAATTTTGCCAAAGGTGGATTTACCATCAAAATAACCTATTTCCAAAAAGAAAAAAATGAGCTGGACCAGCTGGAAAAGGCAGATGAAATAAAGGAACTTTTTGGAATGGTTTTTTGCGTTGGGGATCGCAAATTGACCGTGGGAGAGTTTTCCCATGATTATATTGGCGAATACCAGGATATTCTCCAAATCAGCATCCGGATCGATTACAAAGAAAATACATATCAGAAAGAACTGGCTCCGGTGGCTACAGAAATAGGAGTAAATATAACACAAGGGTAAAAGGAGGAAAAATGGGAGCACCAAATATTAATATAAGTTTTATTGAAAAAGCAATCACCGCCATCACAAGAGGCGAAAGAGGAATTGTTATGCTGTGGGTAAAGGATGTGTTGCCAGAAGCAGCAGTGAATCCAATCACAATCATCACAGAAAGCGATCTTCCGGAAGATTTATCAGAGGAAACTGTGGAACAGGTAAAACTGGCTATGATCGGTTATACAAACGCTCCAAAAAAAATCCTTATTTACTGCATGGGAATTATAGAAGAAACAGACATAGAAGAAGGGTATAAAAAGGCTATGGAGGCGGCGGAAACAATTCGTTTCGATTATCTGGCTATACCAACTGTGGAAATAGATGGCAAAGGAGAAGATATTGCAACCTGGGTTAAGTCCATGAGAGACAATAAACGAAAGAAAATTAAAGCGATTTTACCGAATGTGGCAGCAGATCATGAGGGCGTAATCAATTATACAACAGCACATAGCAGGAAAACGGAGACTGTAACCGGAAAAGATGGAAGTAAAATAATTACGGATACCGTTTATACTGCAGAACAGTATTGTGCGCGGATTGCCGGCCTGATTGCAGGAACCCCCATGACAATTTCATGTACTTATGCGCCACTTCCGGAGTTATCCGATTGCACGAGATTAACGGACAATGATACACCAGTGGACAAGGGGGAGTTTATTATCTTCTATGATGGTGAAAAGGTAAAGGTGGTAAGAGGCGTTAATAGCTTTATTACAACGATTGACGGCAAGGGCGACAGCTTTAAGAAGATTAAGATCGTTGAGGCTATGGATATGATAAATGATGATATTGTCAAGACGGCGCAGGATAGTTATTTAGGCAAGTATGCAAATACCTATTCCAACAAATGTTTGTTGATAACAGCAATTAGTAGTTATTTGGCGCAGCTGAAACGGGATGATATTATCAGCAGTTATTCGATTGGGCTGGATGCCGAGGCGATTCGGAATTACCTGAAAGGAAAAGGACTGCAGGCAATTATTGAAGACGGCACTGTAAAAGAAGTGGATGATTGTAGTGATGAAGAAATTATTACTGCTGATACTGGCGCAAGTGTGTTTTTAACTGGGCGGGTAAAAGTCCTAGACGCAATCGAGGACATTTATCTTCCAATTTATATTTAAGGAAGGAGAAAATGGCTATGCCAAAAGAATATCAAGCGCAGCAGGTAATTAATGGTTCCTGGGGGGAAGCGTGGATGGATGGAGAGTATTTAGCGCAGGTAATATCATTGAAGGCAGAAATTACCCCAAAGAAAACAGCGATTCAGATGGTTCAAAGACTGAATGAGGGGCAGAAAATGACCGGCTTAGAATTAAAGGGAGAGATTAAGCTGCATAAAATCAACAGTTACATTATGAAAAAAATGAGCGAATATTTTAAGCGGGGAAAGATGATGACCTGCACAATTATTTCCAATGTAAGAGATCCAGATGCTCTGGGTGGAGAACGCGTGGCATTATATGGATGTCTATTCGACAAGCTAACTTTGGCAGATTGGGAAGCAGGGAAAATGGGAGAGGAAAGTTACAGTTTTACATTTGAGGATTGGGAAATTTTGCAAAGCATTTAAGTCAAGGCGCATGAGGCGCCTTATTTTATTTAAAGGAGAAAAATATGAATTTAGTAGAAAAATTATTGGTAGTGGATAAAGGGGAATTTGACAAAATTGAGAGAAAAGAAATTCCAAGCAGACAATTATCAAAGCTTGTGGGGGCAGAAGCGAAAGTAGTTATACAGGCGATAGACGGCGACTATTTCAGCGCATTAAGTGCAAGCGGGTTAGATGAGAATGGGGAGGTGGATTATAGTACAGCATTTTCCACCAATGCCAAAATTGCCGCTGCAGGTATCGTAGATCCAAACCTGAAAGACGAAGCGTTATTAAAACATTTGGGAGTAGCGACACCAGCAGATGCAGCCAAGAAGATTTTTAAGGGCGAAATCAACAAAATCACAACTGAAATCACAATCTTAAGCGGCTTTAGTGATGAAGAAGAAACGGATAAAGAAATAAAAAACTAATCGAAAGCGATAGGGAGGTACAGATGGATTATCTCCATTATCGCTTTAAAAATTGGAAGCCATTTGAGTATATGTGTATGAAAGAAGGGCAAAAGCGTGTAGCACGGGCATATATGCGGCAGGAAATAAGAGATAAAGCAGAAGAAAACAAAGCAATACAAGACATGGCCGGAGGTGATTAAGTGGGGCGGGTCATCAGTACGGCATTACAGTTTATAGATGCTTTCACAAAGCCTTCTGCACAAGCAATTAAAAGCATGAAAAAGCTGGGAAAGGAAATTCAGAATACTGGCAAAATGATTCAAAATGCCGGAAAGATGATTTCCAGCACTGGATCATCCATGACCAAATCCATCACCCTTCCAATTGCCGGTGTAGCAACGGCAGCCTTGAAGATGAGCAACGATTTTGAAAATGCCATGTCCAAGGTAAGTACAATCGCAGACACAACTATAGTTCCCATGGAAACGTTAAAGAAACAAGTGATTGGTTTATCAAATGAAGTTGGCATAGCTGTGGCAGATCTAGCCGAGGCACAGTATCAGGCGATTTCTGCAGGGATTGATACAGCATCCAGTGTTGATTTTGTATCAATAGCAGTTAAAGCGGCAAAAGGAGGATTTACAGATACGACCACAGCTGTGGACGGTCTTACAACCATTTTAAATGCTTATGGTTTTGAGGCATCCAAAGCCGCAAGTATAAGCGATCAAATGTTGATGGCACAGAATTTCGGTAAAACCTCTTTTGGCGATATGGCCAGCAGCATGGGAAAAGTGATACCGATTGCCTCCAGCTTAAATGTGTCCACGGAAGAGTTATTTAGCAGTGTTGCAGTACTGACCAAAAATGGTATTGCCACAAGCGAAGCAGTTACTGGTTTAAAGGCGGCGTACAGTAATATCTTAAAACCGTCCACAGATGCAAGCAAAGTAGCACAGCAATTAGGACTCGATTTTTCTTCTGCCCACCTACAAAGCGTAGGATGGGCAAAATTTTTGGATGAAATCAAAGAAAAGACTAACGGAAATGCAGATGTAATGGCAAGGCTGTTTGGGTCCACAGAGGCATTAAACAGTATTACCGTATTGGCCGGAAAAGGATCTGCTGATTTTGCAAAGGCTCTTAATTTGATGGCAGAAGCCGGAGGCGCAACCCAGGCAGCATATGAAAAAATGCTGACCCCAACGGAACGAATGAATATATCGATTAATAAATTAAAAAATTCATTGATTCAATTCGGGGTAGCATTGACACCAGTATTTGAAAAAATATCTGAAATGATTGGAAAATCAGGGGATCGACTGAATGGATTAAGAGAGAGCCAGGTCAATGCCATTGTAAAGATAGGTGCAATTGCGGCAGCAGCAGGTCCAGCTTTGATGGTTTTTGGAAAGATGGTAACAATTGTTGGAGGCGTAACAAAGGTATTTGGAACGGCGATCCGTATGATTGGAAACTTTGGCGGAGTTGTCGGATTGATTACAAGTCCGGCAGGAATTGTAATTGGAATATTGGCGGCAATCTCTTTGGCGGCAATTTTAATCATTAAAAACTGGGATCAGGTAAAATCCTTTTTACACGGGGTTGGAGAATGGTTCAAAAATGCTTTTGAAAAGGCTGGATTTTCCGTAGAAGGATTTAACGATAAGTTTCATTCCATAGGAAATACGATTCGAAATATTGCTGGGAAAATTGGTGATGCAGGAAAAACGATAGCAAAAATCTTTCAAAAAGATTTTGCTGGGAACATAGGAGGAAGTGCGCAAGCAGTCAATGGAGTGTTAGAAATACTTGCAGGTTTTGCTGTTGCTACATTTTATGGTATTACAGTATCAGTAGAATGGGTAGTAAAGGCATTAGATTCTCTTGTAACGTTTTTAGACGGTGCATTCAGAGGAAGATGGGACAGGGCTGCACAAGCTTTCCGAAATAGCATAAAGAGCATGTTTCCTCCGGATATGGCAGCGGGACTAATAAAGGCTTTTGATAAGGCATTACCAACCATAAAAATAATAGTGTCAGGGATAAAAATAGCTTTTAAAGGTATTGTGAAGGCGGTTCGCTTGGTTTTAAATGCCATAGCAGCATTAGGAAGGACCATGAAAAATCTAGGCGGAATAAAAGGCATTATTACTATTTTAGGAAATGTGGTTAAAAAAGTAATGGCAAGATGTGGGGTGGACCTGAATAAATTTGGATCTACTATAACAAGCATAAAAACAAAGGCCGGGAATGCTATTCGGAATATAATGTCTATATTCGGTGTTGCTTTTACGATTGTCGGAAAACTGATAAAAAATGCGGTTAATTTAATCAGAATATCGTTTGGATTAATTGTAGGTATAATAAAAAAAGCTATGGCCTTTCTTGCCCCTATTATTACAGTTGGTTTTCATGTAGTGTTAGGAGTAATTTCCTCAACTGTAAATACAATTGCATCCATCATTGAAGGGCTTGTAACTGTTTTCAACGGTTTAACTACCTTTCTTGCAGGCGTATTCACTGGAAATTGGAAACAGGCGTGGGAAGGGATTAAAATGATTTTCAGCGGTGTTTTCAGTGTATTGGGAGCAATTTGTAAACAGTCTGTAAATGCTGTGATTGGTATTATAAACGGAGCAATTGCCGGAATCAATAAAATCGGGATCACAATTCCAGATTGGGTTCCAGGAATGGGTGGCAAGGCATTTTCTATCAATGTTCCACCGATCCCAATGCTATACAAAGGTACCAATAATTGGAAAGGCGGGACAGCGATTATCCATGATAGGGGAGGAGAAATTGTAGACCTTCCTAAGGGAACTAGGGTATACCCACATGATAAGAGTGTGGAAATGGCACGGAAAGAAGGAGAAAGAAGAAAGGCCGGATACATAACCATTCATATTCAAAAACTTGCAGATAAAATAGAAGTAAGGAAGGATGAGGACATAGATCGAATTGCTGAAGCATTGGTAAATAGATTAAGAAAAGTGGCATTTAATACTGGAACAGCATAGGAAGGTGGTAAGATTGGAAATTTGGTTAAAGCAAGGAAAGAAAAAATTCCGGTTTGCGATTTTACCACCGGAATATGAGCTTACCAGCGAAAGCAATAACACGCAGGTAGTGGTAAATTCGTTGGGGGAAATTAATCTATTGGGGAAAAGGAAGCTGAAAAATGTTTCCTTTTCCTCTTTTTTTCCAAAACAACTTTATGATTTTTGTGAGTATTCATCTTTTCCAACACCAAAAGAAAGCATAAAAATCATTGAGAATATGAAAAACAAAGGGGTGATGCGCCTGACTATGACTAACACCCCTATCAATATGGAATGCACCATAGAGAGCTTCGTGTGGGGAGAAAATGATGGAACGGAAGATGTAAATTTTACTTTGGAGTTTAAAGAATATCGAAAAGTAAAGATCAAAACCAGCGTAATAAAAGAAACGCTGCCCGAAGTGGTTGTTCCAGCGGTAACAGAACGGCCAGCAAAGGAAGTAAGCAGTACCACCTATACAGTAATAAAAGGAGACTGTTTAAGTAAGATAGCAAAAAATTTAACTGGAAACAGTGCAAATTGGAAAGCAATCTATGAGCAAAATAAGGGAGTAATCGGAGGAAATCCAAATCTGATTTATCCAGGACAGCAGTTGGTGATAAATGTATGAAAATCGAATGGATTTGCAAGGGTGATGGTATTATCTCCGTAACAGATATTACAGAGATAGTAAGTACAGTAAGTTGGAGTGGAAGTGTGTCACAGGCAGCGCGGACCGCAGAAATAACAGTCGTAAATGCTCCAAATGATCCAAACCTTGAGAGATTAAATGTGAAAATTGGATCAGGAGACACCATCAAACTGTATGAAAATGAGGAAAATATTTTTTTGGGTGAAGTAATAACCACAGAGAAATCAAGTGAATATGGAACCATAACATACTGCTGCATGGACCTTTTAAATCATCTGTTAAGAAGCACAGCAATTTATAATTTTGAAAATACCACGGCAGAAGAGATAGCCCGGAAAGTATGTGCGGATTTTAAAATAGAAACCGGGGAGATTACAGAAAGCAAAGCTCCTATCAATAAAATGATTGTGGACGGAGAAACCATCTATGATATTATCATGCAGGCCTATACAAAAGCGTCCAGACAAAATGGAAAGTTGTATTTGTGCCATATGGAAGGAGCGAAATTATCCGTAAAAGAAAAAGGGATTCTGGTACAAAACTTTGTATTAGCAGAAGAATATAATATAACTAATGCCGCCTATCAGGAAACCATTGAAAATATGGTAAATGTGGTGAAAATTTATGATGATACCGGAAAGCAGATCGGAGAAGTGAAAAAAGAAGAATGGACTCGCCAGTATGGAATATATCAACAGATCTATAAAAAGGAAGATGGAATCAACGAAGTAACAGCTGCTATGAATTTATTTGTGGGTGTTGAAAAGACAGTAACGGTTGATGGAATAAATGGTAATCTGGAATGTATTGCAGGAAATGGAGTGGAAGTCCAGGAAGGAGGCGCGGCGTTAACCCATATGAAGAAATCTTAGGAATGATGAGAAGAGAAGGAAAGAAGGACAATACCGCGCCCATCCAAATCGGGGTTATGGAAGGGCCGGAAACGTGCGGGATCGGAGAACTGAAACTATTTGGGAAAGATCTTTTAATAGCGGAGCATCTGAAGACAGGTTATCATTGTGCAGTAAATGAGAATACACCATCTAAAAAGGATAAAACAACCTTTGTCGGACCTTTACAAAAAGGAGATAAGGTGGCTGTGTATCGGATCAGCGACGAAATTTATATTATCCTGGAGAGGCTGGTGTAATATGGGATTATTTCCAACTTACATTGAAAATAATACGGCGATAAAATCAGAAAAGAAAAGAAAGGCGCCAAAAGATTATGGAATAGATTTCCATACCGGACAATTAACCGGAGAAATTGTGGAAGGAAAAGAAGCCATAAAAGTTTGGATCTGGCTTGCTTTGCAAACACCGCGATACCGTTATTATGCGTATACTTGGGATTATGGAATCGAATATGAAGAGTTAATTGGGCAAGGATACACAGATGAATATATAGAAACAGAAGTGAGGCGGATGACAGAAGACTGTCTTTTGGTTCACGAAGATATACAAAGTATATTGGATTTTGAAGTCAACAGGAAAGGGGATATTCTGACGTTATCTTTTGTTGTTGATACAATCTATGGAACGATTGAAATGGAGGATCAGACTGTTGGAAGGCCGGAAGGATAGGGGGTGTTGATATGATTTTTCCAGATAAAACATTAAACAATATAATGATCGATTTGAAAAGCACAGTAAATAGCGATATAAGCACAGACGAAGGAACTTTGATTGATCATTCCTTCCGTGGAGCTGCTGCCGAATTTGAACAGGCATACATAGAACTTGGAGTGATTGATCAGAACAGTTATGCAAAAACAGCAGACCGGGAACATCTGATTTTAAGGGCAGCGGAAAGAGGAATGGAACCATATCCAGCGACCAACGCAATTTGGAAGGCAAGGTTTAATCCAGATATAAAAGTAAATACCCGCTTTTCTGCTGGAAATCTGACCTATATTTGCACAGAACAGATCGAACCCAAAATCTATCAAATTATGTGCGAACAAAAAGGAACCAAAGGAAATATTCGTCAGGAAGAGCTGCTGCCAATCGAATATATCAGTGGATTTGAAAATGGAGAGCTAATCGAACTTTTAATACCAGCGCGGGATGAAGAGGAAACGGAAGATTTCAGGGAACGGTATCTTTCCAGTATAAAAGAAACACAAGTTTGCAGTGGAAACAGAGCGTATTACAAAAAAGTTATGCAGGAAATAGAGGGAGTGGGAGCTTGTAAGATCTACCGGGTGACAGAAACAGAACGGCGGATACAAATTTATTTCCTAGATCATTTACATCGGGTTCCCAGCACAACTTTGGTGGAAGAAGTGCAGGAAATCATAGACCCTAAGGGGCAGCAGGGGGAAGGAGAAGGAAAGGCCCCGATTTTCCATGTAGTAGATATATACCCATGCAAATCAGAAACAATTGAAATTGTAAGCAGCGTTATCATAGAGGATGGATATGTATGGGAGGAGCTGCTGCCAGAGATAGAGCAAAAAGTAGATCAATATTTTAGAGAGCTATCAAAGGAGTGGGAAAAGACAGAATCCATTATCGTAAGAATTTTAAGGGTAAATACAGCGATTGCAGATGTAGATGGAATTATTGATATACAAAACACCGTTTTAAATGGCATAGCAGAAAACATTATATTGGGGGAAAATGCTGTACCAGTTAGGGGGGCGATTTTGTGCAGACAATGATTATTAATCATTTTCCTCCTGCGATAAAAAAAATAAAGGAAATACAGGAGATTGCAAAGGCTGAAAATATTGAATTTTCCAGATTGAGAAGTTATATGAAAAATGGTGAGGAAAATACATTTATCCTTACAGCAGATGAAGAGGGGATTGCCCAATTTGAAAATATAATGGGAATATCTCCAACGAAGGGATAGAAACTGGAAATTAGGCGGGCAAGGGTACTTGCAAAATGGTATGATATTATGCCATTTAACATGAAAACCCTAAGAAAAAAGATGGAAGCAATCTGTAATGGAAGGAAGTTTGAAATAGATGTCCAGGATGGAGAAAGGGAAGCCAGTATAAAAGTATTTATAGAGCCAGATGTAGAGTACATGCTGCATGAAGCCCAGAAAATGCTGGAAGAGTTTATACCAGTAAATATGTATTACCTAGTAACTGGATCTGTAAAGAGAGAAAAAGAAGTCCGTCTCCATGCAGGCAGTACAAAAAATCTATTAATAAAAATAAAGGCTGATCCTGTGAATGAGAGTTTCCATGTCACGAAACAGCAATCAGCCAATGTTCGGACGGTAACATTTAATCATATAAAAATCACATATAAGCAAAAGGAGTAAAGATGGCAGGTACAATCATAACAAAAAAAGGGATGATCCTGATTGCAAAATTATTAGCATCCAATCAGGAATTAGTATTTACACGGGCAGCAGTGGGAACTGGGTCCGCCCCACATGGCTGGGACCCGGCTGGCATGATTGGATTAAATCAGTATAAAATGGACGGTAAAATTTCATCATGCCATTCCGAAAACGAAGAGGCTACCGTGGTTTTTCAGATTAGTTCCACGGATGTTGAATCCGGATTTGTAATCACGGAGGCGGGAATTTTTGCGGAGGACCCGGACGAAGGGGAGATTTTATATGCCTATTTGGATTTGTCGGACGATCCCCAATATGTCTACGCCAAAAACAGCGTTGTGCAAAAATTTGCAGAAATTGAGTTCAAAACGGTTGTCGGGGCGATTGAAAATATAACTGTGATCACATCACCGGACGCCCTAGTAACAAAAGAGGTTTTTGAAAAGGAAATCGACGCATTAAACAATCCGGAATTTGAAGATTACAGCGCGGAAGGGGCGGAGGCACCGGATGCCAGAACGGCGATTGAAGAAATAAAATCAAAAAAATCCATTTTTGGAATTATGTCGAATATTAAGGCAGCTCTGAAGGGGCTGGTTACGCTGGGGGAAATGAAAGAGTTGCTGGTAAACAATGGGCTGTGCAACATCCCAGGCCAGTACTTCCTAGATGCGGCATTTGGCAAAAATCTTCAGGACCAGGTTACTGACGTAAATAACAAAACAGAACATATGTTCAAAAATTTTGGGGCAACTACTGATCCTGACACGATTGACAAATCAGGAATATACTATTTTACAGCCGGAACCATACATGCCCCCGAAACGAACAATGGATATATCGTACTGCATTTTGAATCGACAAATCGGATTTGCCAGATTGCCACCATTAACGGGAAATCCAGCAACTATTATATCCGGATTAAAGCTACATTTGATAGTATATATTCGGACTGGAAAAAAATTATAACAGCTCCCGATTTGGAATATCTCACTGGTAATGGACCAGGCAGTTTTAGTATTGATCTAAATACAATAAAAAATCCAGGTGTACACTGGGTATCGATAAGTGGAACTGGAAATAAACCAAAAGATTTTAATTATCCAAAAGATTCGGTTAATGGATGGCTTCATGTTTTAAAAAAAGATGATGCTATTGAACAAATATTTTATCGATACGGTACAATAAATACCACCGGAAACTATATGTATACACGCAATTTCCATAAAGAAGCAAACAATACATGGTCCGATTGGATGGAAATTATAACTGATTATAGTTATAGACAACCCAACAAGCAATTATGGACTGGTACATTTGAGCAAGGCTCTATTACCGTACCAGAATTTGAAAAATATACCTTATTCCGGATAACATTATTAAATAAGGCTACAGATATAGTTGCAACACACCATACTGATCATCTTAGAGGAATTGGTGGTTTTACTGATGGAAAAGGAGCATCTGGTTTCTTTTTTAATGCTAACGTATCTGGTAATGTTATCACATTAGTTGCATGTACCGAATTTGGTTTCGGGAACAATTCAATCAAATCCTCTACTGTATCTGGAATATATGGGTTGTGTTAATTTTTATCATTTTGCAACATAACAAAAAGAAGCATATCCTCTATTCCCTGTTGGATTTGGATTTATACCATGTATAGATAATCTTCTAGTATTTACATCCAAATACATATTACCAATATATATATCTGTTCCGGAAGCCATTACTGCCACATGGACTTGGGTGAGTGGTTTTGGAAGATCTCCATTATTGATTATGAATGAACCTTTATTGAGTACTCGTAGCCCTCCTATCCATCCGACAATAAGGTTTCCAATCCTGGCATATTTTAAAGTATTAAAGGATATATTTTGCGGATCAGCTATAGAGGTAATACTTGTTACATGTATTGGCTCTAAGTTTTCGCTTGTAATTATATTTCCTCTATATACCCAAAGTTGTTCGTTTATCAAATATTCATATATTTCAACTTTGACCGTATAAACTGGATGACACTGGAGATAAATTATATTAGCATGTCCGCGTTGCGCAATAAAAGCATATGAGTATCCATCTAATTGAGGAGTAAAGTCTGTGGGATTTTGGAATCTTCCTGTACACGTTTTACCTATATCATCTAATTTTGGTAAAATTGTATCAATAAGGCTTTTACCATTTATTGATATATTAAAATTGTTATTTACGTCAGTAACTAATAGAAAATTTATCAGTTAATCGGGCCTTTAAAGGATCTTAATTTTTATGCCGGGAAAACCGGAGGAAAAGAGAATATGCGAAGAATAGCACAGGAAATATTTGAACAATAAAAAAGAGCCATTGGCTCTTTTTTATTGTTCAACGTTATTGATAGCAAGGATTTTCAACCTTGCAAGGGTTTACTGCAGCTTTGCGTTCCCTGTTAATTTGAATTTAATATATCATAACAATTATTTTATGTCAAACTTATATTTATAGGTGGTGATAAAATATGTTGGTTACAGTAGGTAATCTCGTATTTAAAATATTTGAGATATACAACACGAAGTATCACACGAAAAACTGAAAGTATTGAAACATCAAGGGTTTTAAGCGTATTTCAGCGGGTTCGATTCCCATCACCCGCTCTTTTTATTTGCCCTTGAGGATACTGGGATTGTTGTTGAAATCTAGTGTTTTCAAGGGTTTTTGATATATATGTGTTGACTTGAAACAAATAAGAAAATATGTGGATTATGATAAAGTATCACACGAAATATCACACGACATTTTATCAAAATGTTCATTGATTTTTTTATTTTGCCGCACAGTTTCAATATCGATTGTATTTCGGTATACTGTTTTCATAACATTATCGCTAGACCATCCTCCGCGCTGAAGTATATACTGGTCTGGTATTCCTATGGCGTGCATGATGGAAGCAGCATAGTGTCGTAGATCGTGAAATCGGAAATGGGGGAGACCAGTTCTTTTTATTGCTCTCTCAAAACTCCTGGTAATTGCATCAGGGCTACGTTTGATAATTCTTCCAGTTCTTCCTTTCATTTTTTCAATTACAAATTGAGGGTATTCGATTTCCCGATAGGAACCATAGGTTTTTGGTTGTTTCACGCAATATTCTCTATCAGGTCCCATAACCATACTTTTAGTTACAGAGATTTTATTGCCACATATGTCAGTGGATTCAAGAGCACATATCTCCCCTCTTCTCATAGGGCCAAAAGCTGCCAACAGGATTGCGATTTCTAAATCTGTGCCTGATACATCTCTCAATAGTTTTTTTACATCATCATCAGATGGACAATAGAGTTCAGGACGTTTCTTTTCTGGCATCGTTACCTTAAGTGTCAAATCTGGCGCAAACAACTCAATGGCAGCAGACAACAAACCATAAATATTTCTCACATATTTGGGGGAAAGATTTTTAGATAAATTACTTATCCATATTTGGACATCTGTACTATTTAACTCATCCAGCCATATCCTTCCAATATCTTTCATGCGGCATTCTTGCATTTTTTTGTAGCCTCTTATTGTGCTGGGAGACAATACACCCTCCTTTGCCTCAATGTAGCGTGTTACAGTCTCATACAGCGTAATTCTGGTAGGTTTCCTTTCTGCTTTTCCAGCTTTCCACTGTGCTGCCAAGTACTTTGCCTCCTGCCGTGTAGAGGCCGTAAATGATTTGTAATGCTTTTTTCCATCTACATCCGTATAATCATATACCTGAATCCGGATGTTACCAGATGGAAGGGCATTCTTTTTCTTTTTTGCCATGGTATCCTCCTTAAAAATGGGTAAAAAAATAACACTATACCTTTGACAGGAGATACCAAGAAATGATATAGTAGTATTGCATGTGATTGTATCATTTCCTGGTATACCCGCCAGGGCATAAAGTTCTATGTAATGCCGCTTCTGTTTTGGCCAGAAGCGGTTTTTACATTTGACATTTAATCAAATATAACATATAATATACTTAACAAGATAGATCCTTCAGTGAGAAGAGCATGGGAATTAAAAGCAGACTGTGGAGATGACGGTATAACCAGGGAAATAGTAGCTTTATTGGCAAAAAGAGGATTATCCGTTGACCGTGCCTCTAGGATACTAGAAGATGCACGGTCAATGATTCCCAGGTTAGCTAAGATTCCCTACTTTGACGAACCCAAATAGCTATGAACAGATTGACTAAGTTGTCCATTGGATTCCTGTGCCATAAGGCTTTCAATATTTGCACAGCAGGAATTGTAAACAGAAAACAAACGAGTAGAGAAATCAAGATCACTCTCATTTTCATTTCGAACACATTGATTACAAACAATCAAGGCAAGTTTTTCGGCTACATCAATCATATACAAAACTCCTTTCTTTATGTACTTGGTTGCTGCAACAACCTGTAAATACAGTATAAAACAAGGGAGAGGAAAGGACAAGGGATTTCATAAGGTGGTGATCCAAACGGCAGTACAGCACATTGAAAACAGAAAGGAGATGATCTCAAACGGAAGTAGGGTACATTGATAAAAAATCAATAGACTGTGCAATACAACACATAAAGACATTTCATTTACAGGCATGTAAAAAAAAGAGGGCCAATTTTGCAGAACCATGCAGCCAATGTCCTTATGTTTCGCAATGTGATTTTGATTGGATAACACATTTAGACCCTCTTTTAGAAAAATCTAATATTAAAATCCAGGAACGCTTTTACAAACCTGTTACGGAATGCGGCGAATCTTGATAGATAGGACATTTTGCCAATGGGCATTCATTGGTGACAGGGCAATCATACTTTATACTTTTATAGTGTTTTTGTAAAGTCTGTGTCATTTGGATGGGATGATAATGAACAAAGATTGACTGCATATTCCCTGATATTGGACAAAATCCAGTATACTCACGAATTACTAATTTCTTTTCTTTATGTACTTGGTTGCTGCAACAACCTGTAAATACAGTATAAAACAAAGGAAGAGAAAGGACAAGTGATTTCATAAGGAGGCGGTCCCAAACGGCAGCAGAACACATTGAAAACGGAATAGAAGGTGAGATGAAAATGGAATTGAAAACAGTATCAATTAATGAAAAAGAACAGATTTTTCTGGATGGTGAAGAGATGAGGAATGTTACTGCATATAAATTAGAAAACTCCGCAGGGGCAAAAGAACCAGCGAAGTTGACAATTACCATCTATGTTAATGTAGGACAAGTTTGTTCTGAACCATCGAACTGACAACATTAACAGCAATGTCCTTTATAGCGTGTAAAGATTCAGCACCTACGGATTTTGCAATATCCTTAGTCTTGTTCCAAATGGTATCAGAGAGGATGTCAGCCAAGAACTGATGGCCGGTAAAGGTAAGATCCATAATTCTGGCTACTTGTGGATAGGGGCAACCCATTACGTTTATGGTTAGAGCATCAAGAAATCCAGCATCGGTGAGTTGCCTGCAATGATAATCTAATGTTTCCTCTGAATAATTTGGAAGGTTATCATGTAATTTGGGTATCGTATATACATCACCGTAATTTAAGGATTCGACAGCAATGAGAATGTCCCGAATACAATCCATATTTAATTTCATAATTTTTCCTTTCTATGTAATTTTGTTTATATTTAAAAATAATTTTATCACAATGGCAAAATATGTACAAGGGTTTATAAAAATTTTAGAAATTTAAAGCGCATTGACAATAGAATAGGGGGTGAGAAATTGATTTGCATTCCAGCAGAAGTAGAAATTGACGACAAAAGTCTAATTGCGCAGATGCAGAAGGTAATAGATGCCCAAGCCAAACTTGAAAATGAACTAAGCGAATTGCGGCGTTTAATTTTTAACTCAAAAGTTAAAGAAAAAGGGGATCTGAAGGAATCCCCAAGAATTTAAAGTGAATTTAATAACTTGTGATTATATTCTGTAAGAACTTTGTGTAATACAGATGAATTGATATTAATTAATTGCCGAATGACATCCTCTGTACCAATGCTTTTCATATCAAATCCTTTGGCTATATACGAAATGCTTTGATAGATTTCATCATCATGGTATGCCTTTGCTAGTGAGGATTTGAAGTCAAATTTAAAATCAGTATTTATCATGGTAATTCTCCTTTCTTTATGTACTTGGTTGCTGCAACAACCTGTAAGTACAGTATAAAACAAGGGAGAGGAAAGGACAAATGGATTTTATAAGGAGGTGGTCCCAAACGGCAACAGAACACATTAAAGCCAGGAAGGAGGTGAAGAAAAATAAAAATCGAAAGTATAATTCGAAGATTTGCAGAGCTTGAAAAAGAGGCTGCAAAAGTGGCGACAGAAAAAGAGCACAATCAAGTTTGCATTGATCCGAATTGTTATATAGCAAAGGAAATCAAATACCAGACTGCCTTGTTGCATGAAATTTTAAATGAGCAACAGGAGTTAAAGTATATAATATCGCATGAATTGAGAAATAATGGGAAGCAAAGCCCCCCATTATCAGTCTTTCTAAAACTTTTCAGACGCAAAGATAGATGAATTAAACATATCAGAAAGTCGTTTAAATTCAATATTAACAGTTGCAAACAATTTGAAGACTTTAATCAGAGGAATAAAAATGCAAAAAAAATATAAATTGACGGACAAATCAATCAGGATTAATGACAAAGAGCTGTACAGAATCAGAGCGATTATGTCATTTGGAAACGTTTCTGAAGGAGACTTAGGCGGCTATGTGGAAAACGAAAGCAACCTGGAACATTTCGGGAATGCCTGGGTTTACGGGAATGCCAAAGTTTCCGGGAATGCCAAAGTTTCCGGGAATGCCTGGGCTTCCGGGAATGCCGAAGTTTCCGGGAATGCCGAAGTTTCCGGGAATGCCGAAGTTTTTGGGAATGCCGAAATCAAAAATCAATCGGATTATGCTGTGGCGCAGGGGTTCGGGTCTGAATTTCGCGCAACCACATTTTACCGCACAAAAAATGGTGGGATCGGTGTGGTTTGTGGGTGTTTTTGCGGCACTCTGAAAGAGTTCCGTGAACAGGTACAGAAAACATACCCGGAAGATAAAAAGGGGAAAGAGTATTTGGCACTGGCAAATTTAATGGAATATCATTTCCAGGGACCGGACGAAAAGAAAGAGAGGTAATACTGTGAAAAAATCACCATACCAACAATCCCATGAGGACATAGCCGCCATCATAGCGGAATTAAAATCAAGGAAAGGGAGGGGACACGGCCAAAATCGCGGTAAAGAACAAAATCACGAAGTGTATAGC